TGCCCAGTCCCTCAATACGATTATTTTTGGGGTGTGTCGGAAGTTTCTAAGCTAGTAAACCTTCAACAACTTAGAAATACCCGTATGACAGAGATTTTAGACTTGTTAAGTAAACAAGTAGCTCCTCCAAGAGTGTTTTCAGGTATTAGTGGCATCATGGATGAGAAATTCTTGGCTTTAAACCGTGCTGGAAGCCATATTGCTAGTGATATGCCTGGTGCGAGGGTTGAAAACCTTGCTCCTGAGATGCCACCTGATTTATTTGAAGTCATCCATGAAATTGACGCTATGTTTAGTGAAGTTTCTGGTATTTCTAACGTATTATCAGGTAAAGGTGAGTCTGGAGTCCGTTCTCAAGGTCATGCAAGCCAATTAGCACGTCTTGGTAGCTCTAGAGCTAAGAAAAGAGCTTTGATTGTAGAAGATAGCCTTGAAAAAGTGGCTACTTTGTATTTAAAACTCATGAAAAATTATGATGATACGCATTTTAAAGATGTAGACGGTAAACCGTTTATTGCAGAACAATTTACAGACGATTTTGTTGTAAAAGTAGATGCGCACTCAAATAGTCCGATATTTACAGAAGATTTAAAACAATTAGCATTTAATTTATTTAAAGCACAAGCAATTAGTAAAGAATCTTTACTTGACTTATTAGAACCACCAATGAAACAATTACTGAAAGACCGTTTAAAACAAGAGGAAGCGAAAAAAGCAACACAACCGCAACCTCAAGGTCAAAAAGGTAAAGAACCGCATAAAATGAAGATGGAGGAATGATGGCAATTAATGTAGCGCCCAGAGCTGATCAACCTAAAGTATCTACGGAAACTTTAAAGAGAAGTGCTACGCCATCTATGCAGTACAAAAATACTGGTATTAAAAGTTTTAGTCGTGGGACTCGCAAAGATTATGGCGGTAGACCTACGAGGGGATAAACACGGGTTTCCTGTGAGAAGGAAAGGGTGTTGGCTGCCAACCCAAATCGGTGGACCGCTTGGATTAGGAGATTTTCCATGCGTAAAGGAAGAAAAGGTCGTAAAGGTCGTAAGTAATCCGCAAGGATTCTACGGTTTGACCGTTTAACCTCCCTTTGGGGGTGGGAATAGAAATATTACCCCCTACTTGACATTTTGATAGAAAGGTTTAATCTTTCTTGTAATTGAATAGGAAATAACTATGAGCATGCCGCCAGATCAGTTGATGAACTTGTTGAAAAGCCAAAAGGATGGAGCAACTCCTGGTGGAAAGCCACCCGTTCCTGAAACACCAACAGGTATCTCTGATCCCAGTAGTGCGCCTATGGCTTCTCCCATGTCAACACCAGAACCCAAGATGGGAAATCGTGAGGCATCATTAGTGAACATTGCAATGGCAATGGATTTATTAGAGCAAGCATTGCCTGCACTTGGCAGTGAATCAGAAGAAGGTCAAAAAGTATTAAATGGTATTCGTACCTTGACAACAATTCTCGGTGCAAAGAGAGCAAAAACGAATTCTTTGCAACCAACTGAAATCATGCAAATGTTACAACAATTACCTCAAGCTGGTGGTGCAACGCCTGAAGGTAAAGCAATGCAACAAGCACCGTTAATACCTGGTATGTCACCTGGTGGCGCAACTCCTCCTCCAATGCCTCCAATGGGCGCTGGTGCTGGTGGTCCTCCTCCTGGTGGTATGCCTCCACCACAACCTATGTAAAGGAAATAGTATGGAACTGTTTAAACCAAGAGGTGCAGCATCTCCTCGTAGACCTACCGACAACAACCAGAAAAATGGTCAAATCATTAATACACCAAGATATTCACAATTTGGTGGTTTAACTTCAGCACCTAAAGCTGGATTTAAAAATATGATGACCACAAGTAATCCTGGTGATACTAAAAAAGTCATTTAATTTAAAAGGGGATAAAAATGTCTTTAGAAGATCTTTCACTAGAACAACGAGATGAATTAGCGATGCTTGCAAAACAGCTCGCTGATAATCCAAATACACGGGAATCTTTTTTGCGTTTAACGCAACAAGTGAAACCTGATTTAACGATTCCAGAACTTTCTCTCAAAGATCACATTTCTAAACAACTCAAGCAAACGCAAGACGAGTATCAGAAATTGGCATCAAAAATGAAAGAAAAAGAAGCAATGGAAGATTTACAAAGTCGTAGAAATTCTTTAATCAAAAAAGGTAAAGCATCTGAAAACGACATTCCAGAAATTGAAAAAATTATGCTGGAAAAACAAATTCACGATCACGAAACAGCAGCTGAATATTTCGAGTGGATGAAACAAGCAGCAGTACCTACTTCTGACTCAAGTATGGGTTACAATCCAAACGTGATGAAGAAATTTAATCTTGAGTCGTTTATGAAAAATCCGATTCAAGGTGCAAGAAACGAAGCAGCACAGGCGCTAATGGACTTGCGTAAAAGCACTAAGCCCATTGGTTTATGATTGTAAATAGGGGATATTTACTATAGGAGTTGATTATGCCAATTGGAGGCGGAATAGTACCAGCTTCGGGTAGTTCACAGTATAACGAGTTAACCTACGTTACACGCCGTGCATTTATCCCTAAGTTGGTTGTACAAATTTATAACAGCACACCGTTAATGGCTGCTTTGATTGGTAACAGTCAACAAGCCTCTGGTGGTGTATCCCAAGTTTCAGTACCTGTGCAAGGCGCACAGTTTGTGAACGCACAATGGTCGGACTATTCAGGTAGCTTTACGCAACCTTCAGTCCAACAAGGTGCTTTCCTTGCTGAATTTAACCTTAAACTGATGATTTCTCCTGTACCGTTTCTCGGTATGGAAGGCGCAGTGCAACAAGACTACGCAATCATCCCATTGATTGAAGCCCGTATGAATGACGCTACTAACGTCATGATGGATGCGATGGCTACTGCTCTTTACACTAATTACACCAATACACAGCAGTTTATTGGTTTACCTGGTGCTATTGATGACGGTACAAACTTAGCAACTTACGGCAACATTAACCGTTCTACATACGGTTGGTGGAAATCTAAAGTTTACAATGCTGGTAGCGTCAACCCAACACGTCAAAACGTATTGCAATACATCTCTGGTACTGTCAAGTACGGAGCTGAAGTGCCTACATTTGGTGTATGTGGTTTTGGTACATGGACATTGTTAGCACAAGACTTTGTAGGTCAAGAGCAATATGTGATTACTCCAGGTCATGCGTTTGATGGTGATGCAAATGGTCCACAAGCTGCGTTTAGAGCATTAATGGTTGCTGGTGTACCTATTTATCCAGACCCATATTGTCCTGAAGGCACATTGTATTTTATTAACTCCAACTACTTGAGTTTATACATCCACGATCAAGGTTCGTTTGTATTTACTGGTTTTGAATCAACTTTACCGAACTGGCAGATTGGTTATGTCGGTGCAGTATTGATGATTGCAGAATTAGTGTCTACTAAACCTAAGTCCATGACTCGTGTGACTGGTTATAACTCAATTTCACTATAAGGAGCTTATAACATGGCACTCGGTTTAAATAAAATCTTATTAGCAAACACCAACACAAATACACCTGGTGGTTATCCACAGACGGTCACTATTTCTAGTATTGGTATTGGTAATTTAACTGCAATGAACGCAGGTACTTTGACAGCACAGTATGTTCCAGCAGGTATGTACATTATGCCTTTAGTTGCTGCTGCAAACGTAGCAATTGAAGTCAACAGTGGTACAAACAATAACAACTGGACAACTTACATTGCTTCTAACTCTGGCGGTACATTAATTTCTGACGGATATAACGTGCGTGCTAACGCAACTGTATCTAACCAGACATTAACATTGTATACAGTCAACGGTGGTCAAAACGTATCTGCTACCTTTACAAGTTAAGGAGTAAACAATGGCTAATCCAGATTCAGTCGGTCAGTTTTACCTTGACAGTTTTAGTAATGGTAGACTTGGCGTTATTCGTGCAACCTCATTGAATACAGGTGGTAATGCAGTTATTACTATTCCTTTATTAAGTGGTGGTTTAACGAATGGCGGTGCTGTTGCCAATTCTGGTGGTGTTATTATTCGTAGAGTAACTATACAAAATCCTACAGGATCTGTTTCTTCTGCTAATGTGTCAATTTCTGCAACCAACAATAACGCAAATATTGTTTTTGCAAACACCGTGTTAACAACAATAACTGGTGTTGGCACATGGCAGGATATAACACCGTCATCTCCTTATACTGCAAACGTAGTATCAGGATCGGTAACACAAGCCTTGTACGTTAATATTAATACACCTTCTGGAAACGGCAATACCGTTGACATTTGTGTGTATGGCGATGTAGTGAGTTTCTAATGTCTACTGTATTTGTAACCAATAACACAGACCTTGAAGTCGTAGATGGCTACGATGGTAAATTCTATGAATTTAAAAAAGGAGTTACTGTTGAAGTGCCTGTGTTTGTTGCTGAACATGTATTTGGTTACGATAAAGAGGACAAGTTTCCTTATTTGGCTCGTTTAGGTTGGATTAAAAACAATTTGGAAGTAAAGAAGGGTTTAGAGCTACTTGCACAAGTAGACATTCAAATTGAACGACCAAAAAAGAACCAATCGTTATCCCCGTTGGTGGAAAGAGTACCCTTGCCTGATTCAGCGCAGACAAGGGGAAAAATCCTTAAAGCAGTTTAAACTATGAATAGAACATGGCAACCTTACAGAGCTATCTCACCGATGTTCAACGATTGTTGCACGATGCTAACCTTAATTTCTATACTCAACAACAATTAACTGATTATATAAATTCAGCAAGGGAACGTGTAGTTCGTGATACTGGGTGTTTAAGACAAATTGTAGTAACCCAGACTCCCATAGTGCAAGGTGGTACTCCTACTGCATGGGTAGCAAACACAGCAGTTACAGCAGGATCATACGTCTTTAGTAATATTTTTATTTATCAATATCAAACTAATGGTGTGAGTGGATCTACTGCACCTGCCTATCCTGCTAACGGCACAAACAACTATACGAATTACCCACCAAGTACAGCATTTGCAGACGGTACTGCAACATTACTTTATGTCGGTAATTGTGAAATTATTACTTTTGAAAACCTAACCTCCATACTGTCAAGTATGCCTTTATCGAATACATCTGGTAATACGGTGTTAGACATTGTGAACATTAATCTGTATTGGGGTAATACAAGAGTACCTTTAGATTACTTGGCATGGTCGGATTTTAATGCACGTCTTAGGTTTTGGCAAAATTACATTGGTAGACCGCTTGCATTTAGTGTGTATAGCCAAGACAGAATTTATATAGGACCAGTACCTGATCAAGCCTATCAAGTAGAGATTGATTGTGTATTGTTACCTAATGCACTTAATTTATCTACTTCTACTGTAGCAGACGTGATTAATGATCCGTACACTACGGCTGTTAAATTTTATGCTGCTTATCTTGCTAAATATTATGAACAAAGTTTTGGTGAAGCAGAAATATACAAACAAGAGTATCAACGTCAGATTGCCTCTATTGTCAACACTATCTATACGAGGCGTATTCCAACCATTTATAGTAGTCCTATGTAAATGGCAAGCGCAGAACAGAAAAAATCGTACAAGGTTGTTAAGCAATTTAAAAGTCTTAACACCAAAGCTAACCGCACCTCAATTGAAGATGATGAGTTTAGTTGGTTAGAAAATGCTCAACCAGTCGGTTATGCTAACTTAAAAATTATTCCAACCGTATCCAATGTGACTAATGCTACTGGCACAATTGTGACTTTTAGTAATACGGTTACTACGTTTGCTTCTGTTAATTTAGGATTAAATGATTTTGTTGTAGGTTTTGAAGCAAATGGTGCATCAGAATATTACAACGTACAAAAACAAACAACAGGAAACGTGGCTGTTGCAGGCACATTTTCTAATGCGGGAATTACTTATTCTCAATACAACAATGATCGGATGTTAATTCTTGATCCAAACAATGGTTTGTATTCTTGGGATGGCAACAACACAGTTTCAATAGGCTCGATTGGTACAATTGCATTGACATCGGCAGGAAATGCCTACGCTTCTGCGCCCACCGTCACTATCTCTGCTCCCGACCAAATAGGTGGAACGCAAGCTAATGCAGTATGTACCATTTTAAACGGTAATGTTAGTACCATCACCTTATTAACAGGTGGT